GGGAAAGGAAAATGCGTAATAAAAAATGATGGCAGCATTGAGGAAGCAACTTTACCTATGCAATTTGAAGGCACGCTATTTTGTTGGGAATACACTTTAGAAAATAGGAGGTAATTATCATGACAATAAACATTGCCAAAGACTACTCAAAAACACCAGGCGGTCGATTTATTAAAGAGGGTGAATATTCTGGAGAGGATTTTAGAGAAAAGATTCTAGCTCCTGCATTTGCTAAATGCAAAAAAAACGGAGAACAATTAACCGTAAATCTTGATGGTGGTTATGGTTATGGTTCATCTTTTTTAGAAGAAGCTTTTGGTGGATTAGTAAGAAAAAACAAGGATAAAAGTATTTTGCAAATAAAGTTAATCTCTGATGAAGAACCAAAATTAATTGATGATATTATCGGCTATATTACAGATGCACTTAATAAACAATAAACGTATAAGGCAGGTTATATAAATGAAACGAAAATACATTATTGCTGTTGCAACTATATTGTTGCTTTCATCTCCATTATTATATTTTAATATTAGAAATAACGAAAATTTTTTTATCATATCTGTTGGTTCTTTATTAACCTTATATATAACCATTTTTGTTTCATATTTTTTAGTACAAAAAATGACAAATGGTCGAAAACAAAAAGAGATTTATATTAAATTACTTTCAGATATGCAAAAACTTGTTACAGACAAATCAGCATACACAATATCACCAACAGATGACTCTGCACGGTTAACAACTATAAAACGTTCAATGAGCAATTACATAGGTTTAATTGATAAATATTCTAAAAAATTTCATTTAGAAGATGAAATAATTTACATTAAAGATAAGTTTTCTGAATATGAAACTTTATTAAGTGACCATATAAGCGATTTCACTTATCTAAGCAAAAGTAGCAAGGAATTAAAAAGGCCGTTAGAGTTAATAACAGAAAAACTTTATGAAATGATGTTAAAAATCTTTGACTAATAATGCATTTTAATAAAAAAATCCCCCCTGCGCCAACAGGAGGGAAATGGATATACCATTGCTGATATAACCACGAAAGCAATCATATTATATCAGCTCTGGTAGTAAATTGCAAATACCAGGGTATTTTTATACCCTTTTTTAAGAAAGGGTGATTCTATGAACCAAAATGAATCTTTGAAAACAGCGTTCGGATACATACGAGTTTCTACACACATGCAGGAGGAAATTTCCCCGGAAGCACAAAAACACGAACTCCAAAAGTGGGCGAAGCAACACAATATTCTGATTACACAATGGTTTCAAGACAACGGAATTTCCGGAAAGAAAGCAGAAAACCGAACCGCCTTTCAGAATATGATTGCTCTCGCAAAAGAAAAGGATCATCCGGACTACATCCTTGCATGGAAGTTCTCTCGATTTGCCAGAAATCAGGAAGAAAGTATTGTTTACAAATCGCTCCTCCGGAAAAACAATGTGCAGGTAGTATCAATCAGTGAGCCTTTGCCGGATGGACCATTTGCACCCTTAATTGAGCGCATCATCGAGTGGATGGATGAATACTACTCGATTCGATTGTAAAGCGTGGCATGAAGGAAAAAGCAAAAAAGGGAGGCTACCAAAGTGCTCCACCTCTAGGGTACCGGCGTGAAAAAGGCGATACCGTTCCCGTAATATATGAACCAGAAGCAAAAATATATCGTCTTATCAAAAAGTATTTTATCCAAGACGAATACAATCCTACAACGATAGCACGTACGCTCAACGACCAAGGCTACCGCACCCGTCAGGGGAATCGTTTTGAAGCACGAGTTGTCATTTATATTTTAAGGAACCCATTTTACATCGGGAAAATCCGCTGGAACCGTTCAAGCCACGGTGGATATTACGAAAATTCACCCGAGGATGTCATTATATCAGATGGCCAGCACGAACCACTTTGCACCAACGAAGAATGGGAGATCATATGCAAACGGATAAAAAAATACACACCCGGTTCTACCGGACGCAGACGAAGCAAAACCCTTTTACCGCATTATTTATCCGGTGGATTATTTCGGTGCCCAATCTGCGGAGCGTCCATGTGCTACCAAAGAGGTGTCAGCAAGAAATTACCCCGTGCCTATCCTTACTTTTGCTGCTGGAAGTACGCCAAAGGCATCCACCCCGAAAACGTAAATGCAAGCGCACCAAAAACAGAGGAGGCTTTGCTAAATTCCCTGCAGGAGTTTGTCGACCACGGCCACAGCGACATTACCTACACAGTGGAAAAGGTCGAAGAACCGTCCGGTAACA